GAGAGAAAATGCTCTCAAATTATTCTACTACCCTGGAGGTAAAGGAAATACTAATAACTTTCCAGGAAAGCGTACAGTTGGTACTTTCTCAGAAGAAAACAGATTGTACTGCCGTAATAGATTAGAAAGAGTTATTGGAAGCAAGTTAATAGATTTTCCAACTATGAACAGTAATTGTGGATTTACCTTAGGCATGGAAACAGATAGAAGGTATAAAAAAGGTAAGACTTTAAATTGGATTCATAATGATATTATGCCGTCTACAGTAAAGTCTAATACTGAGCATGGGTCTACTGGTTGGGCTGCTATTGTTTATATGCAACCTGCAGCAGATGTTAGCACAGGAACAGGACTTTTTAGAAATAAAAGAACAAATAAAATATATGCCACCGAAAGTAAAATGAAAGGAGATGAAAATGCTGCCTTTTTTGGAGAGTGGAAAGCTAAAGATAATGATAAAGATTGGGAACTACATACTTATGTAGGTAATATTTTTAACAGATGTGCAGTTTATCCTGCTCATTATTGGCATGCCCCGTTTAATGCAGGGTTTGGCTACGATAAGAAAACAGGTAGATTAGTACAGGTTTTCTTTTTTAACTCGGAGAAAACAGATGTCTAAATTTACAGACAAGTATGATAATGGAAATAAAACATCTTTTAACTCTGAAACAAAATACAAGTTTAACGAGGACGAAGTATTATTAATACTTAAAAATCATATTTTGGGAACATACGACCAACATTATAGTATGAATAAAATCCAGTCAACCGAGTTTATATTCGATGCTGGTCATGGCGAAGGTTTCTGCATAGGAAATATTATAAAATATGCACAACGCTATGGAAAGAAAGAAGGAAGAAACAAACAAGATTTATTAAAGATACTGCATTACGCAGTTATATTATTAGGGAGCGACAGTGAGGGTAAAGAAACACGAGAACTTGACGGAAACGAATATTAGTAATGTTATTGAATTACTATTGGCAGAAAAGCCTATAACAAAGAAAGAAGCATGTAGTATATTAAATATTGCATACAATACAACAAGGTTAAATAATATTATAGCCGAGTTTAAAGAAACAATGGATTTTCGTGCTAGAAGGAAAGCACAGAATAAAGGCAAAGGAGCAACAAAACAAGAGATTACTTCTACAGTACAAATGTATTTAGAGGGAAGCAACATCTCAGATATAGCTAGAGCTCTATATCGCTCACCAGCATTTATAAAAGGTATTATTGAGAGACTAGGAGTACCGCAAAAACTCTCAATGACAGATTTTGAGGGCAGAAGAAACGCTATGTTACCAGACCAATGTGTAGCAGATGAGTTTGACCTCGAAGAACGGGTTTGGGCAATTAGACAAAATTATCCTGCAATAGTGCAGAAAGAGCTAAAACCTGAAGCAGCAGAAGAAAGAGGGTACAGAGTCTATCTAGTAAGTACAATAGAGTGCACACAAGACGACTTAAAAGATACGTACTTCCCACATTTAAGTTATGCTGGCAAACAATACTGTTTAGCATCATACGAAATGGGAAGTTTAAAACACTTACAACAATATTTGTAAAGCAGTCTTAGACTGAAAAGGAAAAACATGGACATCATTTTAGCATTTTGGCTGAGTGGTTGGGTTATGATTATGTACAGGCTATTTATTCCTGCATTTCGTATATGCAAAATGATAGACCCTCACAATCTGGTAGTGCACACTAAATGGTTGACATTTGGAATAGTAGGCATTATGGCGTTATTGCTAGTGCCTCTACTTATGTACCCTACTTTAAGCAACAACAGAGAAAGATTCGTAAAAGAATTTTGCACATCTTTATTAGGAAAAAAGTAATATGTATAAAGGAAACATATGGGTGGAAGCCCTTGCTTCAAAATATGAAGCAGAGATAAAAGTTGCAAAAGCAACTTTACAAGTATATTTTAAAAATTCTGTAGGAATTGGAGAACATTCTGATTTAGTAGAAGAATTTGATAAACACATTGAAGCACTAGCTAGTGCAGAAGAAAAATTAGAAACACTTAGAAGAAACTTTACATGAAGTTTATAGTCACAGGAGGTAGTGGATTTATTGGCTCACACTTAGTTAGTCTATTGAGAGATAGAGTAGCACAAGAAGTAGTAGTAGTTGATAAAATATCTAACCATTACAATTACATTAATCTAACTACAGGAGTTAGGCAGTTTCTTGCTGACATTTCTGACCCAGATATAATGATGAAAATTGTACAGAAAGACGATATAGTCTTTCACTTGGCTGCACAACCTCATGTTGATTTGTCCTATGAAAAACCTCTAGAAACTACTAAGTCAAATGTACTAGGAACGCAGAGTGTTCTTAATGCTTGTCAAAGAAATGAAGCAAAGAAACTTATAGTGATGAGTACTGATGAAGTGTATGGCTCAGTAGATAGTATTGATGATAATGCTAAACTAGACCCCACCAATCCTTACAGTGCTTCTAAAGCAGCAGCAGACATGATAGTAAACTCATATAAACATATGTATCCTGACATGTTCATAGCTACTCTTAGGTCAAATAATATAATCGGACCTCGACAGTTTATTAGAAATATAGTACCTAGATTTGCTTTACAGGCTTTGACTGGTAGAGATATAACTTTACATGGTAAAGGAGAAGCAAAAAGAAGATATCTGTGGGTAGAAGATGCTGCAGAAGCTCTATGGTTGCTTTATAAGAAGTCTGAAAATCATAAAATTTATAACATCGGACACCCTGAAATTATGTCAAATCTAGAAGTGGCTCAGACAATAGTGGATTATCTAGGGAAAGGAAATATAGTATGCACTGAAGATAGAATTTATAATGATACTATCTACCCACATAACTCTATAGATATAGAACACGATTTAGGATGGAGACATACACTAAATCCCAGCGAGTCAATACCTCTTACTGTAGATTGGTATAAAGAAAATTTACAGTATTGGGAGCCGCACTACGGAATACTATGAAACAATCAATAATACTTACATCAAACAAGGGGAAATCTATAGGAGTTCTCTCAAATACTTTTGAAAGAGCTGCTTATTATTACTTACATGATTTAGATTATATAGGTTTTGATAATTGGTTATTGAAAGGTAGACTAAAGTTGCAGACAGATTTATATAAAGAGTGTGACCACATGATAGAATTTAGTCATTGGCATGAAGATTTACATAAAAAGAAACTTTGGGTGGATGATGTATCTCAATTAGAGTCTCGAAAGTATATAAGTGATTATAAGAGATGGTATACAATTAAAAGTATTAATCTCGTATCAGAGATGTTTAGAGAGGAGTTATTGAAGTATGGCTACAGGTATTAAAAAATTATGGAAATGGATTATCTTTCCTTACAAGAAGATAAAGGAAGAGATTCATTGGAGAAAAAGATTAAAGAGAGCTAAAAAGCTCAATCCATTTATATACGAAGAATGAGTCTAAAATTACATCAAAGTAAAAATCTTAAAAATAAAGTATTTGATTGGTTTCCTATGGACACCGAAGGATTATATGACCACCACATGGAACAACAACCCACTGAACTTGCAAGAACAGGGTATGATAAAACAAATATAAAGTACACATTCAATAGTGATGGATTCAGAAGTCCTGAATTTGAAGAAGGTGGAATTATGTTTATAGGATGTAGTGAAACTCTTGGAGTGGGTAGAGCTTGGAAAGACCAGTGGACAACTCATGTAGCAGACTCCCTCAATCTTGCACAATGTAATTTAGGAATTATAGGAGCAAGTGCTGACACAGTTTTTCGTAATGCATATGAGTGGATTCCAAAACTCAAACCAAAGATAGTTCATGTTTTAGTGCCATCAGACGATAGATTTGAGCTGTTAACTGACACAGATGTTATGCGACCAGCTGCTGTATGGATGGATTGGATAGAACAACCTGACTGGAAAGACTACGAAGTATTCAGAAATTATTGGAAGTTGTGGTACTTTGAAGAAAATAATTCAAAGTATAATCAATTAAAAAATGTTCTTGCAGTTAAACAAATAGCTGAAACATATGGTGCTCACTTTAGTCATACTTGGTGGGATAAAGATTGGTTAGGCTTATATACGGATTTGGGCAGGGACTTACACCACTTTGGTAAAGAAACTTCAAGAAATTATGCTAAGATTTTATTGGAAACTAACTTGAAAAACTTCCAACTAAATGAAAATAATTCTTGACACACGGTTAAAATTCGATTATAATATATTTATATTAATGGAAACAAGTCAATGAGTGATAGATTTTACAATCAGATGCTAGACGCCACAGGTTGGTGTCCTGGCTACCGTAATACTATGACTATAGATGAGTTTGAATCAAAATTTGGTAAAACAAGGAGAAAAAGAATGTCAACTTGGACAGACGAACTAAAAGAACAAGCAGTTGAAATGTATACTGCGGAAGAACCAACTCCAGAAAATAGTATGGAAGTTGTACAAACGGTTGCAGAAGAATTAGGACAAACCCCAAATGGTGTTAGAATGATTCTCACTAAAGCAGGCGTTTATGTGAAGAAAACTCCAGCAGTCAAGAGCAGTGGCTCAACTGGCGGCGGTAGAGTTTCAGTAGCAGGTGCGCAAGACGAACTATCATCAGCTTTATCTGATGCTGGTTTAGAACCTGACTCAGCGATTATCAGTAAACTAACTGGTAAAGCCGCTAAGTATTTTGCAGAAGTGGTAAACAAACTTAACAACT